GCTTGGCGTCAGATCCGATCACCATGATCAACGCCCTGATCCAGTCGATCAATTCCAACTTGGCGCCGGCCGGCACAGGCACCGTTGCCAATGTGCTGATGATCCCGGGATCGGGCAGTGCGAACGGAAACACCATCTGGTTTCCCAACTCCAGCGAGTTCACTGCGTCAGGTTCGAGCTGCGGCTCAATCTCCGGCGCCAAGATGTGTCTGGTCGTCGGCAGCAACACCGGTACGGCCCAGTACATCCCGGTATTCTGATAACCCGATGATCGCGTAAATCGGCATCGACACCGACAGCGTGTCGAAGCTGAACATCCCCAAGGCCAGCCATGCGGCGATCATCGCCAGAAGCCATGGTTGGCCTTCATTTTCTTGCCACATACGCCGGATGACGATGGTGTGGGCGAGCAGGCCGATGATGCCGGCCTCGACCAGCCAATCCAAAACCAGGTTGTGAGCACGGTCGAGCGGCTTGCCGGTTTCGATCACCAGAGCAGTCGGCGCTTTGGTCAACCCCTCATGCCCCCAGCCGAGCACCGGCCGCATGGCGATGGCGTCGAGCGTGCGCGTCCAGATCAACGGGCGCAGGTCGCTGCCCGCCAGCTTGCGGGCGACGTGATCGACCCAAGGTGAGCGGGCGACGGCATCAACCTGGTAAGCCCCGGCGCAGAGCAACGGCAGAATTGCCACGACATCGACCAAGGCCCTCCGGTTCTGCCTCCAGCCGATCACCACCAGGCCCGCCGCCAACCCGACAGCCGGGGCGAGAACGTTGGTGGTGAGCAGGGCCGCGACGTCGATTGCGAAGACTCCCCACCAGGCTCTCCAGCGGCCGGCGAGGTGAGCGGCGAGCAGGGCCGACAGCGCCAGATATCCGCCGAGGTAGTCGGCGTTCCCCAGCGTTGACCATGGACGATCTGTGATGTGGGTGACCTGAAAGAAAGACACTGCCGCGACGGCGAGGCTGACCACGCACCATCCCGCCAGATACCCGCGGCGCAGGGCTGGCGTGACGAGAAGGCGGGATAGCGCCATGGCATACAGCGCCAGGGACAGCAGGCCGGTAAACCCGTCCATTCTCTCCAGATTTCCGGCCAGGGCGAGTCTGAAATCTGCGGCGCCGATGTCGGCGATCAGAGACACGGGCAACAGCACGGTCAACAGGGCATTGAGCGGCCGACCGTTCCGGGGAGCTGGAGACGCGAAAGACGCCAGCGCTGCGACGCAGACCATGGCGCGGAAGAAAAACGCCTTCCCGGTGATGAACGGCCATTGCAGGCCTGGGGTGATAAGCAGAGGCACCAGGAGGGTGAGAAAGAGGGCGAGCAGGCCGATACGGCGCACAATCATGGATGCATTGCCCCTGTCGTGGTATAGGGGGAATATAGTCCTATGGCGATGATGGAGGAACGGGGATGCGCACGATGGTCCAATGGGGGCTGGCGGCCCTCCTTCTCGCGGCTGTGCCGGCGGCGGCGGACACCATGCCGACGCCCTACGCCATCGCCACCAAGGGCACCTTCACCAACGGGCAGGCTTCGCGGGGGTGGAGGGACAGCGGCGGCGCCGTCCACGTCTTCCCAACCACGGCGGCCTTCACCGCCTTCGCCGAGGCGATGGCCCAGTACGTCGACGCCCTCGACACGGCACTGGCGGTCGGCCAGGGCGGCGGAGCGTGGGTGGCTCCTGCCCAGCCCATGACGATCGCATAGGGGGACTCCGCCGTGAACCGCTTCTTCCGCTCGTTCCTCGCGCTTGTCCTGGCTCTCGGCCAGCCCGGCGTGGTGCTGGCAGGCAGCAATCCAGCCAGCCCCAATATCTTTTCCTTTGCTGGGAATCCCAACGGGAACCTCGCCTGCTACACGGCGACGGTCGGCCAATCGCCGCCGGATATGGCGTGGGATACCGTCGATTCGCAGATGTTCACCTGCACGACGACGGGGACAACCTCGACAGCGGTATGGACGCGGACGTCGGCGCCGCTGTCTGTCGTGTCGTCGTCAGCGACCGTCCCGCTGTCGAGTTCGTCTGGAACGATCGACCCGAGCTACCTCGGTAACGTGCCGACCTACAAGCAGGCGATCGATAACGGCACATTCCAGGTTGCGCAGCGCGGGACCTACTTCTCCAACATCAACTCCGCTGCGGCGACGACGATCGTTCTGGGGGCGACGGGGGCCAACACGTGGAACGTGCCTAGCAACTGGAACAACGGCAGCAACACCATATGCGTTGTCGGGACTGGGGCCGGCGGCCAAGCCGTCACCGGCGGCGGCGGCGGTGGTGGTGGCGGAGCCTTCGCCTGCCGCAACAATGTCACTCTCAGCGGCACCATGGCCTACACCATCGCGGCTGGCGGCGCGCCAGGTGCGTCGGCCGGCTATTCCTTCGCCAACGCGACGTCCTATTCTGGGGTACCATCCTCAACCGTAGTGGCTGCCGCGGGCGGCTCGACAGCCTCGGGCGCCTCGGGCGGCGCTGGCGGCTCATCTGCTGCGTCAAGTGGCACCACGACTTACTCCGGTGGGGCCGGCGGCAACGGCAGCGGCGGCGGGAGCAGCAATTACGGCGGTGGCGGCGGCGGCGGCGCGGCCGGCCCGCAGGGCCCCGGCGGCGCGGGCGGCGCTGCGGAGCCTAATGCTTTCAGTACCGGCGGCGGCGGCGGCGGATCGGGCGGCGGCAGCGCCGGCAGCGCTGGTGTCACGACCACGGGCGGTTCCGGCGGCAACAATGCGGCGGGCTCGGGCTCTGGTGCTGGCGGGGCCGGAACGAATGGCGCCCCTGGCGCAATGGGCGGCGGCGGCGGCGGTGGCGGATCGGGCGGCGGTGGCGGCCTGGGCGGGAATGGGGGTCCAGATTTCACAACGACGTCAGGTATCTCACTAGGCTCGGGCGGCGGCGGCGGCGGCGGCGGTGGTGGTGGCGGAGGCGGCCAGGGCGGCGCCTATGGCGCCGGCGGCGGTGGCACCGAGAGCGGCACTGCCGGGGCCGGCGTCCAGGGGTTCATCGTCATCACGTGGACTCCATCCGTCTATTCCCCCACCTTCACCCTCGACCGCTGGTTTGTTGGAACGGAACAGACCGCGGCCAACCTCATCCTCTACCAGGAGACCGATGCCCCCATTGGCTACGGCACCTCCGCTGTCTTCCAGCGGCCCAGCGGCAACGCCATCGCGGACATGGAATATTTCGGCCAGACTGTACTCAGCAGTGACGCGGTGCGTTACCAGAATAGCGGCGCCACCCTGTCCTTTTGGGCCAGGGCCGGCGGCGGGTACTCTGCCGCAGGAAGCCTGCTGACTGTCAAGGTTGTCAGCGGCAGCGGCAAAGACGAAGGCGCTACGGCGCTCCTCAAAGGCGCATGGACCAACGCGACCAGCGTCATTTCGGCCGCTCCGGCCCTGTCGGCGGGCTGGAGTCAATACACCTTCAGCGGCACCTTCGGCCCGCTCGTCCAGGAAATTGGAGTGCTCTTCGGAGTCTTGCCAACTGGGACGGCCGGGGCAAATGATTGGGTGGCATTCTCCGGCGTCTCGATCCTGCCATCCGGCGCTGCGGTTCCGACCAACTTCCCCCCTTACGCTCTCGACCTGTACGAGGCGCAGAGAACGGCCGTGGCCGCCTACGTGTTTGTTCCCGCGGCAACATCGAATTGCCTATCGCTGCACATGCGAGCCACCCCGAGCGTGACCGGCGGCGGCAGCGGCTTCGGCATTGGCGGCACCACACCGAACAACCTGGTTTGCTCCCAGACGTCGGGTGCATTCCAGCCCCTTATCCTCTCCGCCGACCCCTGATCGGAGCCCCCATGATAGCCACTCTCGCAGCCTACGTCCTGACCGCTGACCCCGCCTGGGTGATCCGCCGGGCAGGCAATATGTCGGTTCCCGTTGGGCAGCTGACATCCGACTCGCGCGCCTACGCAGACTGGCTTTCCGCTGGCAACACCCCAGACCCGGTAGGGAAATGATGCCCGAGCGCTCCCTGACTGACCTGTACGACCGCCTCTGCGGCTATCACGCTGACGTCAAGGTCGCCCTCGACCGCACCGTCCACCAGGGCGAAGAGATCGAGGAGCTGTTTCGTCGGGCCAACGAGCATTCCGTTGAGATCGCCAAGGCCAAGGGGACTGCCGCGACGATCGGGGTGTTGATGTCGGGCGCCGCGGTCTTCGTCATCGAAGCAGCCAAGGGATTCCTGCACAAATGAACGGATCGACCTACTCCATGATGCGTGAAGGCTGCCGCCTGACCGCCGCGCGCGACAGCCGCGGTTGGGTCATCGGTTGGGGGCACAACGGACCCGACGTTCGAGAAGGTCTGACCTGGACGCAAACCCAGGCAAATATGCAGTTTTTCGAGGACTACGCCGACGCCGTTCTCCACGCGCTCCGGCTGGTCGGCTCGACCTGGCCTGTGGTCGACGTCGTGCGGCGCGCGGCTCTGGCAGACATGGCCTTCGAATTAGGTATGGCCGGGCTGGGGGGATTCAATGTCATGCTCGATGCTGTCCGCGACGGGAATTGGGCAGCCGCCGACGCGGCAGTCATGGCCTCGGCCTACGCCCACCAGGTGCCCGCCCGCGCTTCTGCCGCAGCGATTATGCTGCTGACCGGAAATTGGCCCGAAGGATTCGATAAATGAACGCGATCATCACCCTGCAATTCTGCTCCTTCACCGCGGGGTGGGGGCGGCTCATCAACTGGGGCACCCAGGGCAACGTTGGACACGTCGACATCGTGCTCGACGATGGCAGCCTACTCGGCGCCCAGCACGAGGCTGGCCTCGGCGGCAAGTCGGCAGGCGTTCAGGTCCGGCCGCACGACTACGGCCGGACGTGTGGGATGGTCGGGCGCAAGCTGGTGACCCTGCCGGTATCGGAGGCGTGTGCCGATGAGGCCTATGCATGGGCTCTCTCGCAGGAGGGAAGCCGCTACGACACCGAGGCGATCGAGGGGATTGCGGTCGGTAAGAATTGGTCGACGGAGGGCAAGTTCATCTGTTCGGGCCTGGCGACCGGCATGCTGACCCAGCCCGATCCCGCCTTCTTCGCCCACAAGCTGGCTCGGCCGTGGCGCATCGTCACTCCCGAGCAACTGCTGATCCTATGCAGCGCCTTCGCGGGGGTGGTCGATGTGGCTGGCTGACCGCTTGGCGGAGAAAAGTTCGCAAGTCGCCCTGGGGGCCGGGATTATCGCCACCTGTGGCGTTGCGGCAATCCCCGCCTCGTGGTCGGCATCTGGCGCGGCAGCCTGGCTGGCGTTGATCCCAGTGTGGGGGCAGAGCCTGGTCCACGTCTGCCTGCCCGACGCGATAAGCGGGACAAATCTCGACAATTCCGACAAATTTCGACAAATCTCGACAAACGGGACAAACGGGACAAACACGGATTTGTCCCGCCCTGTCCCGTTTGTCGCGTCCAGTCTGCACCAGAGCCTCGGAGTTCCCAATCCGCCCGGTTCGGTGTAGATTCGTGGCACGAAAACACATCTCACCAGGAGAACCTCCATGGCAAAGGGTACACTGCACGAGGGCTTGACCACCCACTCCCCCGCCGCCGTCGACGCCAGCATGAAGCCGAAAGGCGGCAGCGTGAACAGCGGCACCGAGCGCTCGAAGCCTCCCGAGCGCTCGGCGCCGGGGCCGCGAGAGGCGTGATGAGCGGCCTCGTCTTCGCCTGGGAGAAGGTCGGGGCTCTCGTTGCCAGCGGCATCCTCGACTTGGCGACGCTGCACTATGCGGAAATCGCCCTCGACCAGGATCTGGTGCCGCTTGACGTCGACGTCAGCGACTACCTTGCCCGAGAGCGGGCAGGGATATTCCGCACCTTCACGGCTAGACGTTGTGGCGTTCTGGTCGGATACGTTCAGTGGTACCTCTATCGTCCGGCCCGGTGCCGAACGACCCTCTTCGCCGACGAGGCTGCGTACTGGTTGGCGCCGGATGAGAGGCGGGGTTTAAACGGCTTCCGCTTCCTCGAGGCGGCGGTTGCTGCGCTGCCGCGTCCCTGCGTGGTGCAGGTGCGGGAGAAAGAAACGTTCAAGAACGGGAGGGTGGCGTCGCTTCTCGCCCGCCTGGGATTGACGTCGAGCGAGCGGGTGTTTCGTGGATTTCTGGAGGGATAGGCCATGAGTGATGGTGGTGGTGGCGGCAGCGCCCCGATGCAGCCGACCCCTCAGAGCTACGGTGGGCAGCCCAACTACATCCCGACCGACCAGCAGGGGATGGACCAATCCTACCAAACGATGATGTCGAGCTACCAGCCGGCGGCACAGACTTTTGCCACCATGGCACCTCAGGCTGCCACGGCCGCGCAAGGGGTGGTGAGCAACCCATACGCCGGCCAGGTGCTCCAGGGGGCGCAGGCGGGGCAGCAGATCGCCACCCAAGTCGGCATTCCGGAACAGGTCGGCGGATCACAGGCGCTCTATCAGCAGGGGCAGGCAGCCATCCCCTACGCCAACCAGGCCCTGAACCAGGGCTTCGACCCACAGCAGACGCTCTACAACTCGCAGTATCAGCAGATGCAACAGCAGCAGAACGCCATCGCGGCGCAGAACGGTGTTTCGGGCTCTCCCTACGCGGCCGGCGGCGAGAACCAGGCTGCCATGGACTTCAACAGCAACTGGCAAAACCAGCAGTTGGGCCGGGAGCAGACGGCGGCCGGCACCTACAACACGCTCATGAATCAGGCCGGGACCGACTTCACCGCGGCGGGCAACATGGCAAACCAGGCCGTGACGGGCGCAGTCGGCGCCGGGTCCCTGGCCTATGCGGGTTACAACGCGCCGTTGACCACGGACATTTCGACCATCGGCGCAGCAGGCACGGCAGGCTCTGCCAACCTCCAGCCCGACTTGTCGGGGATGCAGGCGGCGGGGCAATACATGAACCTCGGCCAGAGCGCCTCGTCGAGCTATGACTCGGCTGTCAACGCCGCCTATCAGCAGAACATGCAGGCATGGCAGGCGGACCAGCAGGCGACCCAGGGGATGATGAGCGGGATTGGCTCTCTCGGCGGCATGGTGTCGGGGGGCGCTGGGATAGGCAGCCTGTTCTCGTCGATCCCCGGACTCTTTGCGGGGGGAACAGACGTCCTCTCAAGTGCTTCGGACCTCAGTGGGGCGCTCAGTGCCGGCGGTGGCGCAAGCGCCACGACGCCGCTAGTGGGGCTGGCGATGTAATGGAGGGCTGATTATGCGTTTCATGCAGGGACTCGGCGACCTCGGCTATATGGCTCAGGGCTACCAGCAGCAGCGGCGCCAGCAGTTGGCGATGCAGGAATACAAGCTCCAGATCAAGGCCGAGGAGGAGAAATCGGCGGAGCGGGCGCGCCTGCAGCAGCAGCAGCAGGGTATTGCTCAGCTCGGCATGCAGCGCGCCCAGGGCATGGGCATGCCGCAGCAGATGGGGGGCGGGCCGGGCGCGATCGGCGGCGGGTTCCCGCAGCAACAGGGGCCGACGTCACGCCCGATGGCTCCACCTCAACAGCAGATGTCGATGATGCCGGGCGCCCAGCCGCGGCCGATGGGCCTGCCGCAGGCGCAGCGTGGACCGCAGCAGATGGGGCCGGTGTCTCAGGAGCCACAGGGCGGCATCGGGGCGTTCGCAGGCGCCGGCGGTGCGCCGCAGCCTCAGCAGCAGCCCCAGGCAATGCCGCAGGGTGACATCATGTCCCCGCCCGATCTTCAGAAGGTCTACGACGAGGCCATGTCCTTTGCCGGATCGAAGGGGGCAGACCCGCAGACTGCGAACGGGTTCGCCATGCAGCGGGTGGAGACGGCCAAGATGGGGCAGGCGGGCTTGTCCGCCTTCGACCGCGCCATCGTGTCGAGGATGAACGCCCTGGGAAACAACCAGACCCGCGTCGACGTCGCAAACCAGGGGGACGCCACCAAGCGCGACATCGCAGGCCAGCGCGACGCGACCCAGCGCTATGCGACAGACGCCCGCGCCGGCGCGGCCGTGGCCAACGTCGCGGAGCGGGTGCGCGAGTTCGACAACAAGACCCCGGGCGGTGGGCGCGGCGGTGGGGAGGACCTCAGCAAGAATGCCGCGGCCGTCTACATGGGAGGGGAATCCCTCGGCATGGGCAAGGATGCGAGGGCAAAAGGCAACGCTGCTGCCGCGGCGGAACATCCCGAGATGACGCCTCTGGAAGTATCGCAGAAGCGAGAGATGGCAGTCGAACTCAACAAGCTACGCACCCAGCAAATGATCATGAAGGGCAAGGTTTCGGGCTTTGAGAAGACGGCGCTCGGGAACCTTGAACAGCTTCAGATGGAGATCGACGCGCAGCAGGCGAGCAGCAAGCCCAATTATCCGAGACTCGCTCAACTCGTCAGCCGGTGGAAACAGGAAACCGGGCAGGTTGCAAACCAGGGGCGAGAACTGTTTGGTCAGGAACTCGGCGGCGAACTCGCCAAGCTGTCGTCGTCGGCGACTGGCGGGGGCTCGGGAGGCACCTTGCTGGACCGCGAGGAGTGGAAAGCGTTCTTCGAACCGAATAGCTCGTATGCTCAGGCAAAGAAGTCGATCGACTCGGCCCGAACGGCCATTGGCGTTCGGGTCAGAGCAACGGACGATGCGATCAACGAGACGACGGATCAAATCAAGGGCCTGTGGTCGGGCGGATCGAGCGGCGGCACGGAGGGCGGCGGTGCTACAGGGCCGAAGCAAGGCGGTGGCGAGAAGACAGTCGATTTCAGCAGTTGGAACTGATCCCATGAACGTGAGGATGCCGGATGGAACTGTGGTCAAGGGTGTCCCGGACGGGATGCCAAAGGCCGATTTCGTCGCCAAGGCCAAGGCCAATGGCGCATGGAAGTCTGAGTGGGACGCTGCCCCGGCAGCCGCTCCGCCAGCGCCGGAGTCCAAGCTGCCACCCAAGGGCGGGTTGGGCGATGTCGGCAAAGACATCGCAGCCCAGTGGGGCGAGGGCAAGGCTGCCGCGTCCGGCGGAATTCAGGACGTCAGGGCAGGCAACGTCAGCAAGGGGCTTCTCGGCATTGGGATGGGCGGCCTCCAGATGGCTGGAAGCCCGGCCTCGGGCACATCTCAGGCGCTGGTGGGCGACCCTCTGCGCCGGTCGCTGGCCGAGCACGTTCAGGCCATGCCCTACGACACCCCCGATCAGCGCAATCACCGCGCCTTCATCTCTGTCTTCGGTGGCGCCGGCGCCAACTTGGCGGAACAGGCTGCCCCAATGGCAGTTCCTGGCTTGCCCGGGGCTGCCAAGGCGGCTGGGCGGGCCATCGAACCGCTTGCTCAGGCCGAGCTTGCCGATGCTCAGCGCGTCTCGGCGCTGAACCGGCGGGAACTTCGCCCTGGCATCGCGGAAAGCCGCGCGGCGGGCTACGTCTTCCCGCCCCGGACTGCCACGAAGGACGAGGGGATTGCCGCCAAGGTGGCGCAGGGCCTCGGCGGCAAGGTCAAGACGGAACAGGAGGCCTCGGCAGCCAACCAGGCGACCACCAATGCCCTGGCCGCTCAGGGCGTTGGGATGGGGCGAGACACCCACCTCGACCTGGACGTCATCAAGCAGGCCAAGCGCGAGACGGGCAAGGCGTGGGACGCCCCCGCCAAGGTGATGCCGACCCTGCGGCCGGCAGCCGACGCGCAATTCAAGATGGAAATCGGGGCGTCCGGCAGCCCCCAGGCGTCTGCGCAGGCGAAGTTCCCGATATCGGCCGCGACATCGCCAAGGGTGGCGGCTCTGGTCAAAGAATTCGCCCGCACCAAGACGATGACGTCGGCCGAGGCAACCGGGCGGGTGAAGGCCCTGCGTAGCGACGCTTCGGCGCACTTCGAGCAGGCCAAGCTGGCGAAAGACCCCGATGTGCGCGCACTTGCGAAGACAGAGAGCAAGATAGCCCATGCGATCGAAAGCATGATGGAACGCAATCTCCAGAACGCAGAACTGCGTCTGAAGGCCGACATTTCATCCCTCCAAACTGAGCGCGCTCAGTTGCTCGAGGCGATCGACAAAGAGCGCGCCGTTGTCTCCCGTCGCCTGGTCGATCAGCCCGGGTCGCAGCGCTCGATCGTAGCGCGAATCCCTGACATCGTCCCAGGGCCGGCCGAAGCGCTGGCCGAAGCGCTGAAGAACTCCGAGGCCAAAATCCGCCAGATGAAGCAGCGCCTGGTGAAGATCGGCGGAGTCCGTGACGGCGGCGGCACCGGCGAGCGCCTGCGCGGCGAAGTAGGCGATACGATCAAACGCCTGCGCGAAGCCCAGCGCCTTGGTCCCCAGGCCGTCGGCGGCATGGTCCAGGATATCCGGTCGGCCCGACAGCGCTACGCCACCCTCGACAGCGTCGAGCGGGCGCTGAACGACACCACGGGGGAAGTGAGGGCGCGCACCATCGCCGCGATCGTCAGGAAGGTGGGGGCGCAGAACGTCCCCCCCGAATTCCGCGCCATCGCCACCGCCTACGGGGCCGGCAAGAAGGTGATGCAGGTCCCGTCCGACTTCGGCCACCCCGAGTCACTCAGCGCTCTCGACGCGGCCATGGCCGGCGCCAGCGGCCTTGCGGGGTTCGCCGGGGCCGGCATTCCTGGCCTGGTCGCCAGCGCGGCGCCGGGGGCGGCCCGGATGGGCGCACGCAAGCTCATGCTCTCGCAGCCGGGGCAACGCCTCATGTTCGGTCAATAGGGGCACGCATTGCATGAGAGTCCTCATCGTCGACAAGGGTGGCTACGCCCTCGACTTCGCCATGCGATGCCTGGCGGACGGCCACAGGGTAAAGCACTACATCCCCCAGACCGCGCGCACAGACCAGATCGGCAAGGGCCTGGTCGAGATCGTCAGCGAGTGGACGACATGGATGAAGTGGGCCGACCTGGTCTTCCTGCCCGACAACACCCGCTACATCGCCGAGATCGACGCATGGCGGCGGATGAACCCCGACATCGCGGTCATTTCCGCCACCACGGACTCGGCGCGGTTGGAACTCGATCGCGGCCACGGCATGAAGGTGCTGGCAAAGCACGGTATCGCCGTGGCGCCCTCGCAGGAGTTTAAACGCTACGACGACGCCATCGCCTACGTGAAGCGGGAGAACCGCCGCTTCGTCTCCAAGCCATGCGGCGATGAGCCCGACAAGAGCCTGACCTACGTCGCGTCCGGGCCGGCCGACATGGTCTATATGCTGGAGCGCTGGAAGAAGGGGCGCCGGCACAAGGGGCCGTTCCTTCTTCAGGAATTCATCGGCGGGACCGAGATGGCGGTCGGCGGCTGGATCGGGCCGGCCGGCTTCGCAGCAGGCTGGTGGTGCGAAAACTGGGAATTCAAGAAGCTAATGAACGGCGAAAAGGGGGTGGCGACAGGAGAACAAGGTACCGTCATCCGCAATGTCGGCAAGTCGAAGCTGGCGGACCAGGTTCTGGCGCCGCTGGAGGACTGTTTGGTCAGCACCGGCCACACCGGCTATGTCGACGTCAACTGCATCGTCGACGACGACGGCACGCCGTGGCCTCTGGAGTTCACCATGCGGCCGGGCTGGCCGACCTTCAATATTCAGCAGTCGCTCATTACAGGAGACCACGCAGAATGGCTGGCAGACCTCGCGCTCGGGCAGCACGCAACGCCGCCCTCGCTAAACTCGGTATCAACGGGAGTGGTGATGTCGATCCCGGACTATCCGTACTCCCACATCACGCGGAAAGAGGTTTGCGGGATCCCGATCATTACTTCGACCCGGATCGATATGTCTCTCGTATCCCTGTGCGAGGTGTCGAGGGGGACGGCGCCGCAGGACATCGGCGGCAAGGTGGAGACGGCGCCATGCCTGGTGACGGCGGGGGACTATGTTCTGGTGGCAATGGGAGTGGGGGAGACGGTGACAGAATCCCGCCGCCGCGCCTATCGCGTCCTCGACCAGATCGCCATTCCGAACAGTCCGATGTATCGGACGGACATCGGAGCCCGGCTGGCGAAGCAGTTGCCGAAGCTTCAGGCCCACGGGTTCGCGGCGGGGATGATCTACTGAGCCAGTCCGAACAGCTCGCCGGGGCACTCACTCTGGCGCTCGACCGGGCGCTCGCCATCCTGCGTATCGACCCCGAGGCACTGGGGACGGACGGCGCCCGGGCCCTGAACAACTCGGAATACTTCCGCCTTCTCACCCTCCAGAAGGAGGTGATTTCCTCGGTTCTGGGGACGACCGCGCGGGTCGACGAGGGCAAACTGAAGTCGAAGACACACGACCGCATGGGCGAGCTGCTGGCCGCGATCAAGGCAGCCGGCGCCTAACGCTTCAGCACCTTCTCTTTTGCCCACGTCGTCAGCGCCAAATAGTCGAATGCGATGATATCGAGCTGGCATACGATCATCGCAGCCACGGACAGAGCAGCCAGCGCCCGTAGGGCATGAGGCTCGGTCTGGGAACCAGCGTCATGGAGCTCTGCGTAGCGCCTCACCAGCATCTTGCGGCACCACGCGATTACAGTAGGATCGACCAGATAGTCGAGGTAGGCGGCGCCCGCCGCCCCGGCGCCGGCAACCGCGCCGTCGACGTCGGCCGTCTCAAGTGCCGACAGGCGCCGGCCGAAGGGGACCTCGACCCCAGGGGCGTCCGAGATCGGCCACATTACGGGAAAGACCGGCCTCTCCGACCTTGTCAGCACGAGTGTCCTCCTCGCCCACGCCCCCATGGGGAGCACCAGGCCCTCGCAGAATTCCGCGGCCTCCATCGCCCGGCAGCAGTGAAGCAGAGAACAGATCACCGGCAGGTGGCGAAATCCCTCCAACTTCTCTATCTTCGCCCTCTTGGGGCCGACAAAAGCGAGGGCTTCGAAATCGCCCCACACGCTGGCAGCCGCGCGCAGGGCTGCGGTACTCCCGACGCCAGTCACCGAGACGACGGCGCCCACGCCCCCGACCAGGGCCATCAACGGCGCGGCGAAGGAGGCGATCACCATCAGGGCTGCCCCCTTCCGCCCCGCTGCGAACAGCGGCTGGACGGACGTTCTCCACGCCGGCAGGCAGGCGTGCATGCCGCCGGGCAGCGAGACGGGAGGGCGTGTAAACGCGGTGAAGTCGGCGTCCCAGCCCCAGATCATGGTGCGTCCCCCTTCGCCATCAGCGCTTCGATTCGCTTGGTGGCACCGATCGTCAGCCGATTGTAGCCTTCGGGCGCGACTGCCTTCAGGTCCTCCCAGTCCGCAGGTGTTGCCTGCAGCACGGCCTCGATCGCCTCGGGCGTCTCCGCCTCCTGGATGGCCTTGCGCAGACGCTCGAAAACGATCCGGGCTGCTGCCTTGGCGTCGTCCTGGGGCTCGTGGCTGGCGGTGGAGCCTGCCGCCCCATCGGAGGTGGGCGGGGCGTTTCGGGCGCCAGCGGCCTTCCTAGCGCCTCCCTGGGGCAGGTCCGCCTTGTTGAGCGAGTCGACCTCGTCCTTCTCGCCGGTGGGGATTTTGAATAGGGCGCGAAGGAATTGTTTCTCCAGGTAGCTCTGCGCCGATCCGAAGGCCTGGGGACCGCTAGCCGGAACCATGATTGAGCGATTCAGCGGCCCGAACATCGCACCGGACTCATGGCAGAGATAGAGCTGGTAGTCGGCGTGGAGCCAAGACGAATCCTTTGCCGCAGCGCCATGCTGGTGCACCTCGGCCCGAACCTCGTCCAGCACCACGAACAGGCCGGCGGCTGCCATCAGCGGGCAGATGGAGTCGTAGAACTTGTCGACGCTGACGTACTTGTAGCCGGCAAACTTGTTGACCTCGTCATAGCCGAGCTGCTTCACCCCCTTTTTCACTGCGACGATCGCCGCGGCGAGGGCTGGAGCCATCACCAGGACGCGGATTGCAACCTCTCCGGTGACCGGGTCGACACGATCACTCATGGTCGATGTGCTCCAGCATGGATTGCGCAACGTCGTCGGCCGTCGCCACGGGGCAGGGCTTGGCTGCCAGAATATCCCGAGGGTCGATGGGCACCAGCTTGCGGCGTTCCAGAGTCACCTCGACCTCTTTGTACGCCGAGTACTTCGACGGAACGTCGATGTCGGTGATGATGTACTCGCCGAAATTCGCGACCTTGCTCTCCAGCCAGAACCGCACTGCGTCTGAGATCTCTTCACTTCCCAGGTTAATTTTCATCTTCACACCTTTTTGATGGATATGGATAGGGCGCCCGCCTTGTTCCGGGACACCGTGATGCCATGGCCTGTCGCGAGGCCGACGTCTGCCTCGACCGCGCATTTAATCTCTTTTGCGGCCTTCTCGAATGCCTTGGCCGAATCGCGGTTATCGATCCAGTCGGCGGCATAGGCTGCCCAGTTGCTGTTCCCCTCGAACGAGACCGTGCGGAACTTCTCGATCTTCGGCGGCGGCGCCAGCGGTGCACCCTGCACCGGCTCCTCGTCGTTTTCGACGTGGCGCCAAAAATCGCGGCAAAGGCCGATATAGTCGGAAGCCCACCACTCGTCCAGGTCAACCCGCTCGTAAACCGGGGCGTTGGTCCCGACGATCACGGACAGGATGGCTTTCGGCGCACCGGTGACGATCATCTCATGGCTCACCTGAGCGGTGTAGCGGGAGACCACCTCATCGATCTTGGCGAAGCCGTTGACATGCTTGGCCTGGATCACGCAGCAGTCGACGGCGTCCCAGCCGTCCAGGGTGCAGCGCAGAAACGGGTGGTCGGCAGCGACGCATTGCTCGCCCTGGCGGCTGACGGTGCGAATCATCACCCGCTCGTACCAGGCCAGGTTCAGCGCCTCGGTGACGGTGCCGAGCTGCACCGCGAAATTGCCCGACAGATCCTCGGGCTCGGCGCGCCCGGTCTTTTCCCGCCACAGCCGGAGCCAATCGCCGGAGACGATCGCAGCCGCGTCGCTGCCGCCGATGCCCATCCGGCGGGCCGCATGCCACTCCGGCGGATGAGGTGCAAGAAGCGCCGTCATTTCGCTTCCTCCGACTCGGGCCGCAGATCGAGCCACGTCAGATCGCCATCTGCGGCGATGTGGATCGTCCCGTAGTAGGCCCCGAAATCGGGATCACCGGGGATGAGCTCGATGTCGACAAGTGCATCGTCCAGGCTCATGTACGGGCCGCCGATCAAGGCCCCATAAGCCCCCCCCAAAGTGACCGTCGCAAACGATGCCGGGATCGTCTCGTGCTTCCGCGCCATGAAGCGCTCTTCCGCCTCTGCGAGGATTTTCGCCATACTCTGCACCATGGCCGCCCCCTGAAATTACGTTAATCCAAAATTACACGGGGCTCCAGCCGACCGCAAGAAGATTATTGTTTGGCAAAAAATTCTGCTATCCTCCCAACCATGAATACCGACAACCCCCTCGGACGCTGGCTCGACGATCACGACGAATCAATCGTCGCCTTTGCGCTGCGAGCCAAAATGTCGCAGTCGAATTTGTACGGGATCATCTCAGGCCGAGTCGACCCGCGAATATCGACACTTCGCACAATCGAGTTCTGCACCGCGGGGGAGGTGACCATCAACCAGTTGATCGAGTGGAAAATAAGTCAGGAGAGCAACACATGAGCAGCAAGCCGAGGGCAGGCAAGGGGAAGGATGAGTTCGAGCCAGTTTCCCCGCAGCACAACATGCAGGGGCGAGCAGAGATCATCCGGTCGACAATGGCTGAGCTTGACCGGATCGACGACACCATCAAGGAGCTTCAGGCCGCGAAGTCGACGCTGAAGAACACGTGCATCAAGGGCAGCCTCGGGATGAAAGTCACCGACTTCAATATTGCCCGCCGCTTTTACAAGCTGGAGACCGACGACAGGGATATGCTGCAGGATTGCTTGCGTGAGACGTTCGCCGCGCTCAATCTGGGTGAGCAATCGAACTTCCTTGACGCGCTGTCGGGGGAAGGCGTATGAGCAGGCCGCACAAATACAAGGCCGTCGCCACTGTGGTCGACGGCCTTCGCTTTGCCAGCAAAGCCGAGGCGCGCCGCTACAGCGAGCTGCGGATGTTGGAGCGTTCCGGCCGAATCAGCGACATGAAAACGCAGCCGGCCTTCCCCATCGTGATCGAGGGAAGGCCGGTGAAGATTCGATCAGAAGGATTCCCCAATGGGCGAGCGGTCAAATACTTGGCGGACTTCAGCTATCTCGATGCGGGCGGCGCCATGGTCGTCGAGGACGTCAAAGGTATGGACACCGACGTCAGCCGGCTGAAGCGGGCGCTCGTGGAGGCAATCCACGGCGTCCGCGTCACCATCATTGGTTAAAAGGGGATTTCGTCGTTCAAGTCGAAATCGTTGCTGTTCGACTTGAACGATTTTTTCTGCTGCCTCTCCCCCGAATCCCCATCGTCCTTCCGTCCGCTCTGCAAGGTCACCTGGTCGATGGACAGGGTGAGACTCCCCTTGGCTTCTCCGCTATCCTTTGCCGACCAGACGTTGACTCCCGCTCGTCCCGAGGCCGTAATCTTTAACCCTTTGGTCAGGTACTGCGCCAGCTTGGCGCCGCGGTCCCCCCACATGGTGCAGTCAACCCATAGCGTCTTTTCGTTCTCGCCCCAGCCGTCTTTGACCGCGACAGAAAACTTGGTGTAATCCTTGCCGTTGTTGGTGGTCTTCGTCTCCGCGTCGCGGCCAAGTATCCCTGCGATTGTTAGGTTGTTCATTCTCTCCACTCCATATCCATCTGCGGCGACGTCCAGTCGACCGTCGGCGGTTTGATGTCGTCTCGGACGAACACCCCGTCGAGCCACCTCAACTTCAGCTTCCCTCCCGTTTGGCCGTGGTTTGCTTTCATCGTCTTCAGCCACCGCACGTTACGATCCTCGATATCGCCGTCGCGGTTGGGCTTCGGGCTGGTCAAATACAGGCGCGACCGCACCGAGTTATTCCATCCGGTGCTGCCCGAGGACCCGGTGCCGCTCTGCATCCCCATCATGCTCGGGTGCTGGGTGAGGATGACACAGGCCTGCAGTTCGATCGCCAGCCGGCGCAGAGCCCGGACGAAAGTCCGCGGCTGGTTGCGGTCGACCTCGTTGCCGGCGAAAGTGTCTGCCAGGGTATCGACGACGATCAGTTGCGCCCCCAGATCGCGACAGGAATGCGTAAGCTGCGTGTAGAGCGCCGTTGTCTCACCGTCCTGCCCCCATTTTGGGAAGCGCATCAACACCGAGTCCTCGCCGGCCCGGCTGGCGTAGAGCACGTCCTCCAGCTCCCCGCCTGCTACGCCGTAGTGCTTGTTGATTTTCTCTTGGCGCCGGTGCAGCTCCCCCACGTCGTCCTCACAAAATAGGGCAAAGGTGCGGCACCGTTGTGTCGCCAGGCCGAGCCACTCCTGGCCTGTCGCTGCTGCGGTGCAGAGCTGCTGCATCAGCAGACTCTTGCCGAGGCCGCCATCGCCCGACAGCATCGCGACGGTCCCCTTCAAAAAACATCCGTCGACCAACCAGTCGTAGCCGGGAGCCCGCTTACCCTCCCAGCCGCCAGGGCAGAAGGGCCGGAAGGCCGAGGGTGAGCCCGTCGTCCGCGACTGTTCCCACTTGCCGTGGGCAACGGCGCTCATTCGCCGTCCTCCGGGTCTAGGTGGTCGTGGTCCGGGTCGATGATCGCCCAGCCGGCGGCGAGAACCACAATCACCAGAAATACGACAGTCCACATCCAGGCATTTTCGTGATCCATCACCTCCCCCTTCCCTTCTTCGGACGCCAATTCCGCCAATATTCAATCTCCTCCAGGCACGCGGCAATGGCCGCTGCAGCGTCATCCGGGTCATCGGTGCGCCGATGGTGGTGCGCCACGAGATTCTCCAGCACGCGAATTTCATTCGCCGGATTTCGGTCAATGGCGTCCATGGCGTAATGGGACTCCCTCTTTGCGCAGGGCCCGATAAAGGGCGCAAACCCCCATTCCGTGCCGGGTGACGATGTCAGCCGTGCGCTCACCCGCCCGGTAGGCACCGACGGCAGCAGCCAGCCTCGCCGCGTTTACACGCTTCGGCCGATCCGCGTGGCGCTGGCGGAGCGGGACGCGGAACTTTCGGATGACGTGATAGATGGCGCCGCAGGTGACGCCGAACATTGCCTCAATCGCGTTGACCTTCTCGCCCGCCTCGTAAGCCGCTACGATCGCTTGGTGGCGCTCCTCCAACGACATGCTCATGGCACCATCTCCCGGTGCGTGACCTGGCTGTCTGTGCTTTCCGCCTGCAGCGCGTCGTTCCAGTCCTTGTGGCCCACCGGCGCGATGATGGTGACCGCGAGGTCACGGTGCGCCTCGGCGGCCTTGTTCGCCTCGCTCCAGCCCGCCGCGTCGTTGTCGGCGTAGATAATGAGATTCCGCACCATCGCCGGGATAGCCACGCGCGACAGCCTAGATTCACCACAGGTGGCCCAGCAGGGGAGGGAGAACAGCGCCATTACCGACAGCGCGTCTTCGACCGATCCGGCCAGTCCCAGCGTCTCCAGAGGATCGGCCAGGCGGACGGCGCCGGACTGCATCGAGCCCCGCGTGCGCTTGACCCGACGTCCGCGCTCGTCACGCACCGACGATCCGTCTCCCTCGAGGAAAATGTACTGGAGCGCGGTCGGCGCCGAGGCTGCGTTGCGCATGATAGCGACCAGCGCCGGGCGCTCGCCACGGACGACATGACAATATTCGGTCGGGGAGAACCCGATGTCGGAGACCGATCGCAGGTTCAGAATCCCGCGGCTATGGAGATAGTGTTGGGCTGGCGTCCCCGAAATCGGGATCACCCGCCCCCAGGCCCGCCCCGCGGCAATCTCTTTGGCCCGAATCGCAGCCACCAGCGACGCGTCGACGGGGCGCACGGCCCGCGGCACCAGGCGGACGCCGTCGTCGAACGGCGCCCTGCTGCCGAGCCACGCCATGGCACCGGGGAAATCTAGACTCTGCATCTGCATGACAAACTCGATGGCGTCGCCACGGGCGCCGCAGCCGAAGCAATGATACGATCCGCGCTCGTCGTCGACAAAGAAGCTCGGCGTCCTCTCGGCGTGGAACGGGCAGAGCCCAACCAGATTTCGGCCGGATCGCTTCAGCGCCGTCACCGGCGCCACCAGGGCGCTCAGAACGACGGAACCGCGCGCCGCGTCAATTTGCGAATCAGAATATTTTCCCATGATAGCCCCCCCTCGCGCCCCGGAAAAACTGGAGGGGCGGCATTCCAGCAGGAGGAGACTGGATTGATCGGCGGCCAAACCGGCCGCCCCTCCCCACCCTTATCTTATGGATTAAGATAAAGATCAAGCGTCATTTGAGCACAGAGTCGATCACACTGCCATCGTCGGCCGGCGTCGTGCCGTCGAGCACCTGGCCGATGATATCGGCCTTGGCGATCAGCACCTGGCTCATCCTCTGGTCGATCGAGCCGTCAATCACCAGGTGGTGGACGAGGACCGACGACATCTGGCCGATCCGGTGCAGCCGGTCCTCGGCCTGTACCATGGCTGCCGGCGTCCAATCGAGCTCCACAAATAGGACCACGCTGGCGGCGGTCAAAGTCAGACCGACACCTGCAGCCTTGATCGAGCCGACAAACACGCGGATTTTCGGATCGGCCTGGAAGCGGTCGACCGCGGCCTGACGATCTTGCGGCGCCATGCGTCCGTCCAGCTTGATCGCGGCCGGCAGCGCATGCATGAGGGCGTCGATGACGTCGTGGTGATGGGCGAAAACCACAACCTTGTTGACGTTCTCAAGCACTTCATAGATATGCTCGATTGCGGCAGGGATTTTGGCGACGGCTGATTCGTGGCGAATCCTGCTCGTCTCCTCGAACAGGCAGCCCTTCCAGTGCGCCAACTTAGATGCTGCGCCCTCGATCCTCAGCGCCTCCAATTCGGCCCGTTTTCTGGCTAAAAAACGCTGCTCCTTGCCGACCAGGGCTGCGGCGGCTGGGCTGTCGAGCAGCACCATCTGTCGCCTCTTTGGCGGCAATTCGGTCAGCACGTCTGCCTTCAGCCTGCGGACCATGATCGACGCGCGTAGGCGGTCATGCAATTCCCGCAACCGGTGCGCCTCGGTGTTTCGAATATAGTCGCTCGCGTCCCTGCCCGCAAGATTGGCGGGCGCCATCACGGGATACACGTAGCGGTGCCAGAAGTCATCGCGCTTGGCGCCCAGGCCCGTCGGATCGTAGCTCTTGACGAGAGGCCATAAGTCCGCAGCCCGGTTGGTGATGGGCGTCCCTGTCAGCGCCAGCCGGCGCCTTGCCGTCAATGGCCGGTGATAATCCTTATGGCCCTGCTTCTGGTAGCCGAATACTTGACGCGTTCGGACGGTCTGCAGGTTGTTGCATTGATGTACCTCGTCGAGGATCAGCAAATCCCAGGATACGACGTCGATCTGCTTCTTGTGCTTGCGCAACCCGTCGTAGCTGACGACGACGACGACCAGTCCGTCGATCGGCAGCATCAGGTCCGAACCGCCGATCGAGGCGTGCCAGGTGTCCGTAACAACCACAGGCCGCGCCCTGTGGGTGGTCCACTTGGTCCACTCCCGCTGCCAGTTGAGTCGCAGCGACGCGGGGCAGACAATCAGCACTCGGCGCAGGTCCTCTACACAATTCGCGACTCCAATAGCCTGCACCGTTTTCCCCAGACCCATCTCGTCGGCGATCAGCGTCGCAGGACGCTTGAGCGCGTAGGCCACCCCTGCGCGCTGGTAGGGGAGCAACGCCAGGCCCGGCGGCGTGGGGATATCGAGTTTTGCATCGGTCGCAGCGCTCTCCAGCGCCGCAGCCAGACTGCGCTCCCCGGCGCGGGCAAGGGCCTCGCGGGCGGCTGGTGTCGCGGAGTATTTCGCCAGTGTCGCGGCAACCCTCGCGTCGGATGACCACCACCTCCTGGCTGCCGGGTCCCACCGGAACCCTGCCTCTTTGGGGATCGCCCGATCATGGAACGAACATTCCGCGACGAATATGCCGCCCCCGTCGAGCATGGAGAGAAAATCCAGCCTCATTTATTGTCGCCTCCCGCGCCCGAGCCCCAGCCCGAGCCCTCGCCCGAGCCCGAGCCCCAGCCCTCGCCCTCGCCCCAGCCCTCGCCCTCGCCCTGGCCCGCGCCCCTGCCCGAGCCCCAGCCCCAGCCCGAGCCCCAGCCCGTGCCCCAGCCCTGGCCCGCGCCCGAGCCCGAGCCCGAACCCCAGC